TGCAGATGGAGTATCAAATCCAAAGTAGAATGCTTCTTGCTCTGGATAAGGAACTTCACGGACAACCTTGTCTAGGTTGAACAATTCATAACCATCCCACTTGAATGGTTCTGAGTCTGGAACGCTTGGAATAAGTGTATAGTTGGTTTCAGTTCCCTGACCATTACGCTTTAGCTTCCACTGTAAGTTTGAGATGCTTCCTGTTTCAAGAGCATACTCACGAATTGTATTAAAAGCAGACTGCTTACTAATACCTTGTGACCAAACAGCGATGTAAGCATCTTCTGTTCCGTCATCTACTAACACGTTTGTGTAGAAGCGTAGACGTGCTCTCCAGCCAGACTTAGGCTCCTTACGAGCCATCTCACAGCCAAAGCAACGTCCCTCAGACTCTTGAGTACATGCTGCCTTGCGCTTGTAGTCCTTTGGGTTTGTATGCTCAGAGCATACTACCGCTAGTCCACGATCTTCATTGTAATTTGCTGAGTCAGAATCTAACTCATTTGCAAATCTAATCTTTGCTGCTTGTCCATCTGCTAGCTTTACCCAACGGACCTTTGTTCCTGTACCTTCGTATTTTGGCTTGTCGACTAGGGCGTTGATATTCTTTAATCCCTTTACAATAGTCATGTTTTCTCCTTATATAAGTGTTTTATTATTTTAGCATAGACTCAATAACATTGTCAAACTGGAACTCAAGAGTTCTAATTTCATCATCTGTCATATCGCCTATGTCTTTGTATTTTTTGTCTGGTCTAATAATTGTAACCAAGTTACCCATCTTTTCAGTAAGTCTCTCAGCCATAATCATTCCAGCATCATCGTTGTCTGCTACTAGTACGACACCTGTAAAGTACCGTTTCAAAAGTTCAATCTGGCTTGATGAAACATTTGCCCCTAGGGTAGCAACCGCAGGGAAACCTACTTGATCTAATCTTATCGCATCAAAAGAAGATTCTACAACATAGACTATCTTTGATGCTTTTACTCTGTGAAGATTAAACAATATCTTACTTTTTGGAAGTCCTGGAGTATTCTTAAACTCTTTGCCCTCAATTGTTCTTGCAACAAAACCGATAGACATGCCATCTGGAGACTGCATAGGAATAACAACTGAGTCTTGCTTTTCAGAATAACCTAAATCAAATTTTATCACAGATTCTCTTGTAAGTCTACGACCTTCAAAATATGTCATTGCTCTTGGAGAATCTAGTGCTTGTTTATTTAATCTTTTAATAAGCAACTCATCATACTGAACAAAGTCAGGCATTTGATGTAATGCTTTATTAATAACTGCTTCAATATCTGTTTCTGTTTCTTTGCTTTTTATAAATCTAACTGTTTCAAAATATGTTCTATTTGTCATATGCATAATTAACTCAATAAGGCTTCTAGTTGTTTGGCAACCAAAGCAAAAGAATAGTCCAGACTCTTTTGAAACTTCTCCTGCTGGAGTTCTATTGTTATTATGATATGGACAAAAAATTATATAATCAGTTCCATACTCAGCCTCAATGTCAATTCCTGCTCCAGTGAGCACTCTATGTATTTGCTGCGTTGTATATAACTCTTTAGCCATTTTTATCTTCAAAGTCCTTATATCTGTAATAGCCCTTATCAAAGTCTGCCTGTACTAGGAAGTCTCCCATAAAACCATTACGGTTCTTTCTAAATGCACATTCAATAATATCACTATTGGTACCACGACCAAGTGCTAAAACCCAGTCAGCATCATATGCAATCTGTCTAGACCATGCAGTTTGACCTAAAGTTGGAACAGTGCTTAAATCCTTTACATCATCAGGTGTTGCAGATGAAATAGCCATAATGGGAACTTCTTCACTAATAGCCATAAGTTTAAGTTCTCGTGAAAGGTTCTTCATTCGTACCGTTTCATTATCTGACTTTTGATTTGGGCTCATCAACTGTAAGTAGTCAACAATAACAAAGTCAGGCTTGTACTGATCAATCTTTCCACGAATAACTGAAGGTGTTACTTCTCCACCCTGATCATTTGAAATGATATGAAAGTGTGGCTTTCCTTGAAGTTTGCTTTCATGCCATTTCTTTAGCATGTCAAGTTCAACATCTCCGTTAGAAAGTTTTCTGTGTGACCAAAGACCTTCACCCATAATAGTAAAAGCACGGTTTCTAACTTCTGTTTCTGACATTTCAAGACTGATGATTAGCGGAGTCTTACCTTGCTTCCATGCTTGTACAGCAAAGTATAATGCAAGCCATGACTTTCCAATACCTGGGTAGGCAAGGAACACACCAAGTTGTCCTGGCATAATTCCAGAAGGTAGATAGTTATCAAATCCTGGAAGACCAGTTTTAATTCCAATATGACCTAGTTCTTGCTGCTTCTTTACATTTTCAAAATATGCAATTGCTGAATCAATATCTGTAGCATCAATATCACGAATTGCAGATGTGTTCTTCTTTAACTCAGAAGTCTTTGTAATTAATTCTTCTAGGGCTTTTGATCCTTCTCCCTGTTGAATTTCAGATGCAGCATTACGAATAATATCTTTTAGGCTATCGTTAAGATATTCCGTTTGCAACTCATCAAGATGATGCTTTGTTGCTCCAATACCTTCTGCTGGTGTAAAGTCTCTAAACTTTTCAACAACTAAAGATACTGGAGGAACAGTACCGTTTGTCTCAGAATAATTTCTAATAAAATTCCAGACATCGTTATGAGTCCTAAGAAGGTTATCTACATTTGCTTGAAGGAGTACATGTACCTGTTTATCTGATAGGACTGCAGTGATTAGTTTTGCTTCTGTATTATTCACTCAGCCACTCCTTTGCTCTAGCCCTGCGCTCTGTTCGTTCTTTGTCATCTTGTTCTTTATCAAGTTTACCATTAAGAATTTTTTCTGCATTATATGCAAAGAAATTCCAAGTAGGATCTTGTGCAATACTAAAATAATAATCTAGTAAGTCATAGCAAGCAGGAAGTCCATAGGATTCAACAAGTGCATCTGATGCCCACTGCTCAACATTTAAATTGAGATTAGACTTTTGCTCGTATCTCTGCAAGTAAAGTTTATTGTAGCGACTGAGCAAAGCCATTCGGTCTTTGCGTTCAGCCACTTTACTCTGCTACGATCTCGGCTTTTGCTTCGTTTACTTTTTCAATTACTTTGTTTTCAACGAATGCATAGATTCTGTCCATTGCTTCGTTTGTAGTTTCACCCTCACGAGTATAATCAACAACGCCAAGATCAACTCTCAGTGATTGAAAATTTCCTAGATTAAGTGTGTATCCAAGTGTTGCAGATACCTTTGTGTTTTGTCTTTCAATAACGCTTTCTGTAATTTCTTCCACCATTGCCTCCATTAATTGATGCTCTCATTCCAAACTGGAATAAATCTACCATCTTCTGTTCTCGTATAAACCAGTATACCATCGCCAGTTCTTCGTGTCAACTCCTGACTTGTAGGAGTCATGTTATTAGTTATTAAATTATCTTTTCTTGGTCTTCCAATATGTATACTTGCAAGTATATCACGTATCTCTTTTAACTGTGATTCAGAGTAGTACGCTCTTACTTGCCAATCCCTTACCCCGTCTAATTGAGAACCCATAGGTGGAGGAATCACTCCTCGTTTAATTAACAACGGAATATATTTACGATGCCTATTGACAAGTCGTGCAGTTTCTGCTACAGTGTATGCTCGTTCTCTATTTTTTCTAAAGTCAGAGCGAAAGCATGTTTCTATTCTATCTTTTGTAATATTGTAAACAGAAACCATTCCTGTTGATCTTGAACTATGATAAAGTCTGACTAAATCACCATTAAGAAACCAGATTTTTTTATTTCCAGTAACTACAGGCTGACTATTGTAGTCTTTGCTCTCAAGTTTTCTTGGTTTAAAATCCATCTACCCTCCTTGCTATCTGAAGGTGGATGAAAAAATTTTCTTGAACCACAACAGATGCAATAAGTCTCAATATGTATCTGGCTAGAATATTGTCTATCAACAAACATTCTGCCATTGCATTTTGTGCAATGCATTACCCAATCCCCTTTAGTTTGGAATACCAACAACGATTAGGTGTACTGCTAGAGAAAGATCTCCTGATGCACCAAATCTAACAATACCTTCTACTCTTGAAGTTGTTACGCTTTTTAAGATAACATTAACATTTTGTCCTGCTGGAGTATTTCCAATATTTACCGCCGTTGCTGAAGCAATTGGAGCATACTTAAAGTCTGATGGAAAATCATATGAAAATGTCTTTTCATTTCCAGCACTTACTGTAGAGTTATTTGCAACTTCTACATATCCACCTACGACTCTTGCCTCAGATGTCTTAATACTTTGCTTGCCTGCAGAAATTGTATCTACAGTAGTATAGTTATATGTTGCTGAGGAAACCTGTGTAGAAATATCATTTAGTGCGTCTGCTAACTGATAGATGTATGTAACATCTAGCGGTTGTCCTCGTTCTGGTAGCGGTACTTTAGCCATTATCTCTCCATTATATCATTAAACAGTCTCATTGAGTAATCTGTAAACTTTTAAAAACGGTGTTCCAGCAGCACCGTCTGATCTTGCAATAGGTGAGCCAGTTAAATATATTTCAACGCTAAGTCTATTTGGTGGAGAAGGCTGAACTACTCCATCAATAGTATACTCTGAAGGTATTGGAATAGAAAGAGATGTAGTTAATAATCTTTCTTTATATAACCAATCTCCATCACCACTACCTCTATCCCACCTTACCCAAACATCATACTCTGCAGCCTTACCAATTGTATAGGTTACAGCATCTTCTATTTTTGTAATTGTTACAGAATCCCAAACTAAACTAGCAATGTTTCCTGCTTTGTGAAATTCAATATTTCCAGGAACAAATGTTTGATCTGGAAAAATTAAATACACTGGGGACCAGTGAGATGTGCGGTTTTTATCTGACGACACAATTCTGTATCTTAAAGAATAACCTTCTGTAATACTGCTAACTGGTGGCAGGTCGTTAGCAGGTGTTTTAAACTTCTTAATTGTTTGATTAGACATTATGTTACACCTACAGAAAATCTAAATTCAATATAGTTACTAGTATTAGGTGATTTAATAATTGTTTCTGCATCTGTATTTTTAACAACAGAGTATCCTGTTAAACCATAAAGTGGATTTGTTGTTGCAATATTTTCTAATCTAAGAGCATCTAGTGCAATATAATAGTCCTCAGAAGGAACATCTGAAACTATAGCACAGGCATAGATCTTTACTACTGTAACAGCATTCCAGGTAAATCCTTGTGTTTGATATAACTCTTGTAGTTGAGTAGAGGCTACATAGTATCTATTTGTAGAGAAGTCATATGTTCCTCCAGTGCCGTTTCCATTTTCTAACTCAACCTCAAATCTTGCAAACTGTCCAGTATTTTCTTCATCTGTTTCTGCAAAATCTACAAGAATTCTTACCGTGTCTGGAACAGCAGAAGAATCTCCATCTTTGCTGATAATAGAAAATGCAAGTCTAAGTTCATCAATTGGAGAGTTTTTATTAAAATCTACATCTGGGCTAAGCAAGTGAATATGGTTTGATCCTGGTTCAACAACAAAATGTCCAGCAGAACTTCCAGTCGAAGCATCAATAGTTAGGTCTGAGTCATCACCCTGTATCAAAATAATATTATTTAAAAATCTTGCACGTTCATATCTTTCAGGTCTTGGTGCTTTATAAAAGATAGAGTTGTCTGCATTTGTTTGAAATACTGGATCTGTTGTTGCAATTACGTTATCATCAAGAGGATCATCAAGTGGCTCTGTAATTGTTGGTATTAAGGTTGCTGCTACTGCAGTATGGTACTGCCAATTTTCTCCTTGGGTAAAAGCAAAGACTGTTTTACTATCATATGCTCCAGCAGATGGGTTTGATCCTGCTGAGTATAGACCTATCTCTGTTATTTCATATCTTTCTTCTGTTGGTAGTTCTGCAGTTAGTACTAACTTTTCTGTACCGCCATCATTTACAAAACCTCTAGATGAAATTGGCACACGAAACATTTCAAAGTCAAGATTTTCTTTAAGGTCATAGTTACCATATGGATCAGATGTGGCTAATGGCTGGGCTCCACAGCCTACAGCAATGTACGAAGCGTATGCTGGTGCTTGACCAAGCAAATACTTGCCAATTATAGATTTTCCAATATTAGTTATCATTTAAATTACCGCCTCATATATTGTACCACTTATGGTAATTTCTATCTCTATCTGTTCATCTGGCTCTAGGTTTACGGCTTCAACAACCAACTCTCCAGTTTCTGGATCTATGTAAACATGCTCTCCAGATGGACCAGTGGGATCGTTTGGCACCTTGTCATCAAGTTTAATAGAAAAGTTTTGAAAGTATTTATCTGAGGTAGCCTGAAGACTAACTATATTATTAGGGTTATACTGTTGCTGTATCTGTGTTAGATTCTTAATAGGCTGATATATAATTGTTTGACCATTTACTGTGTCATTTCTAGCAATATTAATTAATTCCTGCCCTCCAATATTTTCAAATATTAGATCAGTCATAATCTCAATAGGAACATTGTCATCATTAAAAAGAACTGTATCTATTGGCGCAGTCAATACTGGATTAACGTTGCTCCTTGACACTGATAGCCCTAGTGTGCTTGGTGTTAGTGGGGTTGCAGATACTGGATTTGTTGAACTCATTTTATACCTCACTCAAGTAAACGGTCATAGAAGGTCCTGAAAGACTTCTTTGGTATGCAATATTATACACAACAAACCTATCAGAAGGTTGTGCAACTAGGTCTAGATTGTTAGAGTCTTGATAGTCAATAGTTACAATGTCTCCTAGTTGAAGAGTTGGTATTGAGAAAAGTTGTAGACCAATAGATTTTTTAGGATTCATTACTTTGTTAATAATCCAACCCATCAGTTCATCTGCATCATCTTGTGTTTGAATGTATGGGCTTTCGATAGCAAAGTCATTCTTACCATATATAAGTCTACTTAACTTGATCTCGTCATACTTTGCCTTTTGAACCAGTG